AAGTAACTGCTGTGAAGGATCTCTGTAAATCATCTGAATGCTTTTTTGATATTCTGTTCAAGCTTATTGACTGCAAATTTCCATGCCGGGAAAAGAAAAGGATGCGGAGGCGTGCCGGGATGCCTGGTCTCTTTGCCATATACAGCATATCCCATTGACTTGCTTTGCTTGCTGACATTCCAGCCATCAGGACGGCCCCGGTATGGCCCAGCCAGAACCTTTTTATTCTTTGCCCGGATGATATGAGGCCTTGTACCTTCCTCGAAAGCCTGTGAGTAATCGGCATGACTAACAACCTCCCCGGTTAATCCCTTGTCGGTGATTCTCTCAAGTATGTTATTGATCAGGAAGGAAGATTTAACCTTTGACTTGCGAGTGAAGTTGCGGACCTTTAATTTGGCCAGCTTCTTTAAAGTAAGCGTCGCATCAAGTATAGCCAACTGTAAAGCCGCCGTATTCTGTCTGCGGAACCGGTCCATATCCTTGCGGAAAATATTGCTATTGACAGTTATGCTTATCATGTCGTTATGCCAATTACCATCGAAACCCTATCATCATCAACAGAAAAAGAAACTATGTTGTAATTCGTCCCGTCGTATGTCACCCGGCAATCACCGTCAGGATTAACCAGCCTTTTGCGAAACTCAACTTCAAACCGTGCTTCATAACCCATTTTTGAAAACTCCAATCTCTTATAAGCCGAAAGCGGTACCACAGAAGCCCAGGTCGTGAAAGTCCATTCGGGGGCGTCGTAGTCATTCCTCCATCCGCCGATTTCATTCTCTGTCTGGGCTGGCCTGGTTACAGTAATGCTCTTATTGTACTTTGTCGGCCTCATAAAAAGTGCATCTTATGGGAGTTAATAACCCGCTCGACATTACCGAGCAGTTTAAACTCAAAAAAGTCATCCCGGTTGTCATACCATTGTTTGATCTGTGCATACATAGCCACCTTTAAGTCAGCCGGAAGGTTTTGAGTTATATTAGCCTCTCCATAACCGGCTTTGAAAGTGACAAGCAGATCAGAACTTGAATCAAATGTGACAAAAGGATTCTGAATAATACCATAGTCGGAAGTAAGTATCTCGACCTGGGTGACGCCCCTTTTGTAATATCCGGAGTTAAGTGTCAATTCTGTTTTTGTACCCATGTAATCAACCGTCTCAACCTTATCGACAGAAATAACCGGACCGACAGGCAGGATAAACGGAGCTTCGTTGCGACGGAAAAAACATTCATAAGTACGCTTGCCGAAACTTAGTCCTGTACGCTTCTCAAACAAAGCCCTGACGGCACTTGTCATTTCAGCGATAAGCGATATTTCGGCGGTATTAGCAGAATCATTAAATTTGATATACTGCTGTACTGTCGCTGCCGTCAAAACCTCTGTTGCTATATCCGTGACAATTCGAATATCCATTACCTGACTTTTTTAGGGTTGCTTCCGAAAATGTTTTTAGTCGTTATGGGTGCAATTACTTTTTTTCTTCTTTCGTCTCAGCAGGAGCCTTTTCCTCTTTGGTCTTAGCTTTTCCTTTTTCCTCTTTCAGGAAACCGCCTGCTTTCAGCCCTTCAACCTCTCCGGGAAGGACTTGAATAACCTGACCTGATTTTAATGTTATTGGTACTTTCATAATGTTTTTAAAAAAGGGGGGAGGGTTACTCCCCCTGGTTATCTTTCGTAAATCTTGAATATTATCTTACTCAGTATAAGACTGTCAGTTGCCGCCGGACTATTATCATCATTGACCTGCACCCTGTAATACCGGTAGTTATAAGCTGCTCCGTCTGTCACAAGGATTGTATCATTCAGTTCAAATGATGCTGTCTTGCCCGCTCCGGCGATGATATTCGCATAGGTCCCGTTTTCAAAGACCTTGCCCGCTAATGTCATCCCGTATGTATCAGTCGTCCCCTTGCGTGAGGCAACCTCGACCCTGGCGTTACAATTTACCGCAACGTTTTTGTTCACCTGAATCACAAAATTCAGAGTGTCATACCCATTGACACCGCCGATATACTGAGCGGCGGTAGGAGTGTACTCGTAATAGGTCTGATTCGGTGCAAAGACCTTTGTAACGACTGTTGCAGTCTGTGCTGATGCCATGACACCAAACACAAGCAGGATTGAAAGAAGTGCTATTATCTTTTTCATATTACACCTCCCTCTATGCTTCGTTCAGTTCGACAAGCAACTTACCGGCTGCAAATGTACCTGTTACAAATGCGTAAGCATCGTGAGAAGTAACCTTCAGCCCTGCGATTCTTTCAGAAGCAAGTACAAGTACAAGGTCATTCAGAACATCATCCTCATTCTCGTAATGAAAGGAAATACGCATAGTCCTCTTCAGGTATGCTTTTGCCCTCGAGAAGTCGCCGACAATGAACTGGCCCGGATCAAGGTCAAGACTGGTTACTATCCTTGCGCCCTGAAATATCTGTCCGTCGTTTGACAGAAGCGGGTGCTGAATATAACCATAGATCGAGTTTTTCAGGAGCCTCATGTTAACCTGGTCGCCCGGGTTAAGTACTATGAGGTTCGGGACATATCCCTTTTTGTTTGTGTCGGTAGTGTAACCGTTCATACACTGAAGGACGGCAGCAGCAAGGACGTCACCGGCATTAGCCGACGGAACCTTGTCGAAGTTCGACGGACAGGCAAATGTTTTGGCATATGCTGTAATACCTTTCAGGTGGGTTGTAAGGCCCGTTCCTTCGAGTAATTCAGTCTCCCTCTTACGGGGGATGCCGTTGCTGATAAGATCATTGATCTCTGAAGTAATATATTCAAAGTCCTCGAGTGCTGACCTTGACACTTTGGTAAAGTCCTTGATCATCTTTATGTCCATGCTGTACTTTGTCCAGGTCTTTGCAGATCCTGCAGATGGAGCGGCCTGTTCAGTCACCATTTCAGCCGAATCGGTACGGGTTGTTTCTTCCCACCATGAAATACTGTCACGGCCCTGTCCGATAACACCTTTGTTGACATTATCGAAAATCGGGGTGTTACGCCACGGGGCAGCCGATACACCAAATTCAACCTGTGATTCAATAGTCCCGGAGTTGATGTCATCAGTGTCGATGTTGGCTGCCTTTTCGATTTCAAAACCGGCTATTTCGCCTCTCCCTGAGAAGCCTTTAACCTTTGCTTTGAATTCGTCAGCCTTCATCTTTTCGGTAAGCTGCTGATGAATGGATTTGCGTTTTGCTCCCTGATACTCACCAAGTTGTTTGAGGTCGGTAGCAATCTGGTCAAGCTGCGTCTGTTGTGCTTTTACGTAATCAGGCTGAATAAGGTTGCCCTTTTCATCCATAAGCTTATCAAATTTCTTTGACAGCTCGCCTAATTTCGATTCAAGGACAGTCAGATCAGCTTTTTCGTTAACGGACTTTTTCAAGCCGTCAATCGACTTGTTAAGCTCGTCCGCCAACTGTTCAACTGTTTTTTCTTTTGGGTCCATTTTAAAAATTAATGAGTGAATAGAATTTTCTTATCTTATCTTCGTTACCGAGTGCTGGCGGGTCCTCTTTGGGAGTGCCTTGCGGGTCGGTTAAAAGTTTTTTGAGCTTGTTATATGTTTCTTCGATCACTTTTGCCTTTTCATCTGAATAATTACCCTCTCTCATCATCAGTTCCAGATCATCAAGGCTCTTGATGTCGATCAAGGGTGTTGACTGATTCGCTCCCCAGCCATATACAGTGCTGTACTCCATCCATAATTTCCATTCCGTTACCTTGCGGGTGTATTCATTACCTGAGCGATCCTCTTCAAACTTGATAGGGATGACCCGGACGGAATGTTGCAGGGTCTTGCCATGTTCTGCAAATAACTTGTAATCCTCAAAGACGTCCTTTGATAGCTGCTTATTCATATTGAGCTGGCTGACAGCGATAGCTCCGAAGTCATCTTCTTTGAATTGAATCGGTACGCCTATAAGCTGGTTTCGGTCATGGTTCAGCCAGTGCTGAATTGTATTACCATTATTTTTGAAAGTCCGTTTGAAAGATCCCGGCATGGATATATCCCCGTCAGAATCTTTAACGTTGAAAGCATTGATATAAACCGTAACAACACCCTTTTGAGTGTCAAGGTCCTTAACCTGCTGTTCTACCGACTTTGTAATTATATTTTCCATTTTATTTCAGCTGTTCAAATAATGAGCAAAGGCAATTAATAGTATTAGCAGCACTTCCGGCAGGATCACCCGGGTATTGAAGGTTTTCACCACCGACAGAAAAAGTATCGTATAATCCGACTTTTTGCCCGTTGGCTGCCATATGTTCGGGCCGGGATTCTTTCGCAAAAGCACTAAGCCAGACTTTATCCATATCGACACCGACCGATTTAATCCCTTCAAGACTTCCCCAGTTAGCGGCCCTGTTGACCTCAGTGCGGACAATCCTTTCAGTCCGGTATCTTTTAGCCTCATGCCATGCGCTTCGTATTCTGTCACGTAACATAGTCTGTGCTGTGCCTCCCCCGATACCCGAATCGAGTATTTCAGGAACAATCTGTTTTAAAAGGTCCTGAAGCAGTTCTTTTGAAGTATCGCCTATTGCTGTTATTGTCGATCCGGCATTTTGCCTTAGATAAGCTTTGATGTGTTCCATTATCAGATCCTCGACAATCAAATCATCGTCATCTTTCAATGCAATAAATTTTCTTAACCCGGCTCGTTTATTCTTTGCGAAGTCAATAGCGGTAATCATGTATAATCTCTCATAAGCTGATTCGATAGCCTTATTATCGAGCGGAGGCACTTCAATATCTCTTATATCGCTGGCCTGCATGATCTTATCGTAAAGAGGCTGTATTTGGACGTCAAAGGCTTTGACGAATACCGGAGCAAGCCGCTTTCGATAAGCAAGCTTTTGCCGGTCAATATTTCGCCAAAGTCTTTCGAGGTTCATAATTTGTTTTCGATATTATGGTCCTTATAAAACTTATTACTCTTTCCCGGGTCTTCATCTTCCAAATCCATAGGCACCCGGTTGATGTTGACAAACCGCTTATTCATTTCAGGCAGTCCGGTCGGCTCCATTCCCATCATTTCAAGATACTGGTCGCCTGTTATCACACCGTCGGCAAACATCCTGCTTACCCATTGCGACTTTTTGTCCTTATCCTCCTGTAATGGTTCGATGCCTGAATAGTCCGGCTTTAAATAGAAATCTCCGTATGCCTTCAAAATCTGATTGAACCCCATGCAGAACTGAGATACATCAGGTATGATTCGGTTTGTATAGATGATCTTACTTGCTTCACTTACATTATTGAACGTGCTGGCCGATGTGTCATTAAAAAGCTGTGCCGGGACCTGGAGCAGGTTGCAAAATACCCGTCTGCCATGCTCTGACATTGATATAACCTGAAGCTCCTGGAGGTTATCATAACCGATTTTTGTATAAGCCAGTTTCCCAAGCGTGAAAATCGGGATGTTCATATTATTAACACCCTGGTATTTTGTCTTATACCTCTCCCTGAACTTCGATTCCTGTTCTGCTGTTGTCTCGTCGCCCGATTCAGCCTCTTTTGACAATATTCCGGGAGGATGACCGAAAGCATACATTTTAGCCGTTACCTCATAACCCTTGTTCTGTGAGTTGATGATATTCCTTGCCACCTTAACAGGAGAGGCACCCATAAAGTTTTTACCCTCCTCATAGGTTAGTGTAGGAGCAAATCGCTCATGCCAAATATCTGAAACTTGGATCTTATAACCTTCATTCAGATCAAGGGTATAGTATCCGATCGGTTTACGCCAGCCTTCTGATTTGATAATAACATTCTGTGTCGGCATTATGATCATGCCGTCGTTAGTAAGTTTACCCTTATTCAAACCAGCACCAAACCTTGGAGCGTAAACAATATTATTGCCTGTTATATAGAAATTAATTGCCCAGTTACGGCAAAACTCATGGAAGTTCTGATAGTAATTTATCTTTTCAAACAGCCTGCTTATCTCATCGTTTTCAATTTCAACCTCTTTATCACCCTGCATCTGCATCAGCTTTGCATTACCCATAACCTGAGCAAACATCCCGCCCAGCTTGGTTACTATGCTGAAAAGGTCGGGATTGCCCTCATAACCTTCTCTCACATAGTCTTTCATATGGCTGTCACCCGACAGGGCCATGCCAGCAGACAGAAACTCATAAAGGGCATGATAAAGTAAGTTCTGTTCAGATACCTTGACCTCCATTTCGGCCAGCATTGCCTTTTGTTGTGCTATAACACCCTGAGAATCCTTTGCGAGTTGTTTGTATTTATTGAAGATCATGCCCATTTATTGGTATTTACCGGTTTATTCATCAGATATGTTATTGCCCAAACCAAGGCGTCAATTCGGTTCGGCGATTTACCAAGCCCAGGAACCCAGGACAACATTTCGTTTTCAAGCTTGAATAATCCGGGACTATGAAATACTTTGCCCTGTTCATAAAGGCTCACAATCGGTTCGGCCCGCACATCTTTGCCCCGTGAAGCGATAACATCTCTCACATGAATTCCCGGGTCAATGTTAAGTATAATAGCCCTTACCATATCGCCTCCGAAATTCCGCTCTGCTATAACTGAATTTGCTTTTAGTGCGCTATATTCGTTCTTCACTATAGTCCCCCATTGGTTTGGAGTATACCCCCCGGAACGGTCTGATAAGACATAATAATTGCCCCCCATTTCCCCGACTGCGACAATTCCAACCTCGTCACCATCTTTACTCCCAGATGGATCAAGACCGATTACTATCGTCTTTAAGTCTTGTGTAGTACCGCGTTTTATCAGGTCAGCCGTCCACATAACCCCCGACACAGAATCGACAAAACGACCGTATATTTCCTGATCTACCATACCCGGAGACATACGAGCTATTTCCGTTTCAAGTTCTTTTATTTCCTCAGGGGACAGCAATGGATTGTCATAAGACGAATATTCTAACAACCTGTATTTTGGATTACCGTCCTTTGCCGCTTTATAGATGGTATAAAATGGATGCTCATATTCTTTTTTACTTTCTCCCTTACATTTCTTGCCTTTTGGTACGCCAGCTGCGATCAATATACTCTTAGGGGAATCCATAAGCATTGGCAGCACCGCATTAGTGTATAGATACTTATTATTCAAGATTATCCCAGCCTCATTGAGGAATATAACATCATACCCAAAACCCTCCCAATTTTCTGGCCTATCTGCTGAACGAAAGTCAATATAACCCGGCCCGATGTTTAATTGTTTTTGCTGGCGTTGATAGTTGTAGTCTATTTTATTCTTTGATAGTGCTGGGATAAAATATCTCTCAACATACCGGTCTATATTGCTTATAATTGTATCACCCCATAATAGTTTTTTGCCTTCAAGACACCATTCGATAAAAGCGTGTGCGGCTCCACGCGTTGCACCAAAACGACGCCCTTTTGTAATTACATTATACCGTACGTCGGCGGGAATATTAAAAAACACCTCCATTTGCGCCTCGGTATATGTCAGTTCAATAGTGTCAGTCATTTTTTTGGTGTATTACTTTTCTAATTATCGTAAGTTCACCGGTAATATCTGCATCAAGTTTGGTCTTTTCAGATAAACCAAGATCACGGGCTATAATGTTCGGATTAAGGAAGCCAGCTGCCGCGCCTACAAACTTTTGATTGTAGATAACTTCCTTCACATGCGTTATGACTTTATAAAAATCTTTACTTGCCTGATCTTCCTTGCCTTTAATATTTGCCTCAAATTCATTGAAATAAATAGTGTTAACACCCAAAAAGCAAGTAAGTCCGGCCAATGTATAGGCACGCATCTTTGGTAATTCAACTTTTACCGGCGGATTACTGCCACGATAATCAATTTCTATTAGCGGATTTTCTTCGCACCACTTGAAGTATTCATAACAGGCTTCAAGCATAATCTGAGGGGTAGCAAATATCTTATCCCGTCCATGTTTAGACCGGAGCATCCAAAATTGATTATTTTTTGGTGCTGCCATTATATTGGTATACAATTAAATGCGTTAAAATAATATCGGACATCCATATCTTTTATTCTCTTTTTTATATCAGATAAACAGACCTTAATATCCCATTTCTCTGTTCTAAGTTTATATCCCTGCATCTTCTTACTTGGTTTAATTATCTGTTACGGATAATTCAGGCAAAAGAGGTGACCGTTCCCTGTAACGGATGAATGCTTTCATTGAACTTTGCAGGTCGTGGTTATAAACTTTAAATTCACCACACTTTTCATTCATGCCTCTTATTGTCAACTCTGTTTTTTTCATTCTCGATAAAATCAGAAAGGGGAGAACTGTGTCAAAACTCCCTGTTATTTATTGTTAATCCTTATCTCAATACTCACATTCCCCGGCAACCGTTCTGCAACAAGCCTGATCGCTTCAACCAGATCAATATATTCGCCTGTTTTGACCGGGCTGTCCTGATGTTCGTCTTTTATTGTCCTGCGAAACTCAACCTCTTCGCCGGGTTTCAGGTCGATATGCTGCGGATCTGATGTTGTGTTGATTCCTGTAAAATAGGGGATAATACGGCCTGTATCTGTCTTGTCGACTGCTGCCTGTTTTGCGATTACGTTCATAAACAGCTATGAATCAGATCGTTTGAACTAAATCAATACGGATCACTCCGCACTGCAATAGTACAAATGTACGAATAATAGTAAATTCTATGCGAAAAAGGCGTAAAAAGTTATGCACCGGAATTAACAATCCGGGGTGAATTACCCCTCCTTATGCTTTATCTTACCGGCACGGAAGGCTTTTGCACCTTCTTTGAACCTTAACCATTCACCGCGTCCAAAGGCTAATTTCGATTCAGAATTAGCGATATCGCTTGCTCGAGCCTCAATATCTAAATCTGTCACCTCTGCCATCTTTGCGGAGTGATAGGCTTCGGCGAACCTCCATAAGTCAATTATGTTATACATTGGTTTCCCTTTTTCGATAGGGCTATTAGCGTCTGTTACAAGCATATCATCGTAATACTTCATTACATCCTCCAGTTTGCCTTTATTTGCCATAGCTTTATTGATTTATTTCGTTTCTAAGCCTAATTAGCCCCCGACCGGAGCAGTAGCACCGCTTAACCTTAAATCGCCCGAATATTTATCCTTAATCACAGGGTATCGCTTTAGGCTATTTGTTGAACAATAGGCACACTGATGCGGACACTCCCCGCCAAGCGGATTCCAGGGCTTTGCCCATTCGTACATATTTCCTTTTTTCATCTTACATTTATTTGCGTTATTCTGTATGTTATGTCTACTAAAGGTAAACATATAGGCAGTTGTACGCAAGCGGGTGAAGTGCTTCGTTGATAGTTCATCGGTAATTTGATGAAAAATAAAAAATGCCCCACACGCTTCTGTTTTTTCAAAACAGTTTGGTTTGCATTCGTTCATTATCAATCCTTTGTTTTGCATATTTAAAAT